GTTGGTGATAAGGAAGTACCTGTAAAGCAGTATGCTATCGACACGCTTAAGGCCAGTGAGACCAAGACCATTCAGGATTTGGTTGCCAAGGGTCAGATGCGTAAAGAGGCTGCACCTGCTGCCCTTACTAAAGCCATTTACGAGAAGCTGGCTAAACAGGACATAGTAGATGAGCAGTTCGGGGCGTATCTTAATGGTGCGCTGTACGGCAACATCACGACTAAGGGCGGAAATGGTACTGGCACACAGCTTACTGAAGACGCTAAACATGCAGTCGATGTGCTGATGCAGATGCATAATAACCCGGCCATTGGCCCGGACTACGTAGCCAAGATGATACCTAATTCCTATACGCGGGCGCTGTTTAACACTGTCCTACTTATGGATGGTGGGCGCTATGGTTTCGATCAGACGCTGCTTAAAGCGCATGAGCTTATGCAGAACAAGAACTTCAATCCAGATGACCGGATCAACATGGATACCAACTTTCAGAAGATGGTGTCTAAGGGTACATCGGATGCTATCGAGGCAGCAGTAACTAGACCGGGCTGGTTTGGTGGCAGTGAGCTTACTCCGGACCAGCGGCGTGATGTAGTAAAGAACAACCGTGCTGCGGAAGAGTATGTCAAGGCACAGGCTAACCTGTATCATATACAGTTCCCACAGACTGATCCAGAAGTGAATATCAAACAGGCTGTTGAAGACCTAGGCAGAGATGCAATGGTAGTGGGTGGCAATGTGATCATTGGGCGCACCGATCAGAAGCAACGTCTCGATCAGGTCATGGGGCTTGAGGGTGCTGACAAGACGCTACCACAGCAGGCTATCAATGCCACTGTAGAGCGACTTGGTCCGTCAGTGTTTGGCGCTCTATGGGACGAAGCTAAGAAGAAGAGCAATCCTAGTCTATGGGAAATGGCAACACAGCCTATCGGCATGAGCTATGAACAGACGAATAGAACCCCACCGTACTACGCCACCTATAACCCGCAGAGCGGTGTAATGGCTGTACAGCTAGTAGAAGAGAAGAACGGATATAAGAACCCGATCGGCAATCCTATGTACATTAATGTGCGTGCTAGCGGTGCAAGGTATAAGGCAGCGCTTAGGCTTCCGAGTGCCCTTGGTAACACTATCCGTGTTGTTAAGGATGACTTGGTTGACAAGAAGCAGGGCTATGAGAAGACCCTTGGTGCAGCAGAGAGTGGTGCAGCTATGGGTGAAATGATCAAGTAAACTAGTGTCCCGGTGCAGCGTAGCGCTATGCCGGGACCGTACTCCAAGAGGACATTATGACAGACCAAAGTAAAGACGCTGTTGATCCTAGTGTGCATATCCCAATTGATTGGGCTAATGAGCCTGAATTGGTGCAGACCAACGATAGCTCTTTGATGCAGTCTAATGTCAGCAGAGGCACACAAGAACAGATAGATGCAGAGAAGCGCAAGGAGAGTAAAGCAGCGGACGGGTGGCTACCCGGCGATCAGTTGGCCGATACCATCGGTAAGGCGCTCACATATGGCGATAACTCAGCAGTACAGATTGTGTACGACCTCCAAAGAATTGATGGTGCAGGACCAGTTGACCCTGCATGGAAGACGCAGGGCCATAAGGCTTGGCTAGATCAGCGCTCCGGTGAAATCGATGTGATGACCCAATGGAGATACACACAGACGCGCAACCAGCTAGAAGCAGAAGAGATGCTAGCAGATCAGCGTGAGAATGCCCGCCAGCAAGAGCTATTGAACCTGCGCAGTGGTGATAGCCCGATCAGCACCTTTGCCGCCCGTGGGCTTGCTAGCATGGTTGATTGGGATGCCCCTCTATCGGTCGTGAGTGGCGGTATAGCGGCGGGCGCTAAGCTCGGTATCAATGCTACCAAGATGGGCCGGATGCTGTCAGGCGCGGCCACAGGCAGCGGGTTTAATGCTGCTCTAGCAGCCAGCGCCTACTACTCAGACCCTAATGCCGATTGGACCTCGATCCCGGTAGCTGGCCTTATGGGGCTTGGCTTCGGACTGGTAGGCGGTGCGATTGCACCTAGTCGCCATGCAGCAGAGAACGTCAGTCAGGCAGCTAATGCAGGACTGAACAAGACAGTAGACGAGTTCGACAATACGCTTAAGGAAGGCGTACCGCAGGCAGCTAAAGATGTACGCGATGAGATTTACGTCAACGATGATCCGTACCAGAGTGCAGCAGTGCGTGCTCAGGAGATTGATACAAAAGAACTCGCAGCCGCCGCCAAGACCAGCGAAGGCAACAAGCCATCTACATTCTCGGTTGACGATATCGAGCGCGAGGAAGTGGCCGATATAGATGGGCCGACCCTCTACCACGGTACTACAGAGAAGTTTGATACGTTCGATATAAAGCACGCGGGGAAGAACTCCGGTGAAACCAACTCGCGTAATGGTTTCTTCTTCACGACGAATAAGGACGTAGCGGAGACATACGCCAGTAAGCCGGGTAAGCTCTACGGGCGCAAGCAGGGCACAGTTAAAGAGATGAAGGCGCGGCTAAAGAACCCGCTTATTGTCGATTATAAGGGCGCGTCCTACACGCAAGTAGCAGGCAACATGGACTTGCTAACCGAACAATTTGTCCATGCTAAGTATGGGTATGAGCAGTACGATGGGATCATATTTAAGAACCTAGACGACGCGGCAGGCAAGAAGGGCCAGACGGGTGCAGGTGCCCCAAAGACAGATGCAGAGCGGATTATATCTGACGTGTACTTCATTAGGGATACTAGCCTTCTTCGGAATGCGGCTGATGAAGTAGATGCAGCTAAGTTCGGTCTCGATGGTAGCGTTAGCGGTAGCTCCGTTGGCGCTAAGCAGATGGGCCAGACAGGGCCAGGTGTAGCCAGCATCAAGAGCGAGCGCATTAGCGACACCATTCAAGCAAACAAGTCACGCGATGCCAAGGAAGGTATCAGCGCAGAGTGGAACGACCTTAATAACCAGTTGCGCAATAGAAGCGACAATCTGGCTAGAGGCGTACAACGGTTTCAGGACGTAGTAGATGCAGTGCCTATTCTTGGCAGTGACTACGCACGGTTCATGAAATCCGGCTCTGCCGTAGCAACTATGTTTGCGTATGACTTCCTAGAGAGCGCAAGCGGCAAGATTCGTCAGAACCGTACAGCATCAGCATTGATGGAAGTGTACCGGAATAACATCATGGGTGAGTTCCTACCGTACCATGATGCATACGATCAGTTCTCTTCCTTGCGTGGACAGGGACTATTCCAGAAGACCTTTAGCAGTGATCTGCGTAAGGAGTTCGACCATCGGGTTATCCTAGAGCTACAGCGTCGTAGATACGATGCACCAAATCCGCTCATGGATGCACAGGTTCCTACCTACATTACTAAAGCTGCCGATGCTATCGACAATGCCTTCAAGAAGGAGATTGAAGTAGGCAAAGGTAGACCCGGTGAAGGCTCATGGAACGGCTTTGATCAGCTAGTGGAACGCAGAGGCTATTTCCCACAGAAGTGGGTAGGTGGCAAGATGCTTAAGCTAACGAAGAAGTTCGGTGGGAAGCTACAGGAGAACTTGGTAATAGCCGTCAAGGAAGCGTACCTGCACATGCATCCTAGCATGAGTAAGCAGGATGCCGAGACATGGGCTAGTGCTATGGTTGACCGTGCGCTTAGGCAAGAGGATGGCCTTACAACTAACCTCGTATCGGTCCTACAGTCTGATGGACGCGGGATGTTGGAAGACATGCTTCGCAGACAGCCCAACATGAATGAGCAGAAGATTAAGAAGCTCATTGATAGCCTGACAGGCAACATGGAGAAGGCAAGTAAGCCGGGACAGACTAAGCAGCGTATCGATGTTGATATGCGCTTCACTGCATCCAATGGCATTTCCATGATGGACCTGATTGATAGTGATATTAACAGCATCGTTGCTGCGCGTGCAAGGCGTACTGCCGGTCAGGGAGCTATGGCCCGTAAGGGTATCCTTAGCCGACAGGACTTCGAGCATCTTAAGGAGAGCATCATTGCAGAACAGAAGGCTAATGGTGAGAATGTGCCTAGCGGTACTAGTGTACGCGATAAGGCGAACGACTATGTGGACAGTGATAAGCACCTCACGGCAGAGTTTCTTGACGACGTGTACAGCTACTTTGGTAGCGGGCCGGTCGCTGGTGGCGTCAGCCCTACGTACAGTCGGATACGGAAGCTAACAAACCTATCGCTGCTTAATCAGCTAGGCTTGACGCAGCTTGCAGAGTTCGGGCCACAGATTGCAGCAGTCGGATGGAAGCGCTTTGCAGAACATGCAGGCGATGCCTTTATGTCTAGGCTGCACAACAAGGATAGTGAGATTGCGAAGGAGCTACAGCACCTTGGTATCATGATCCCCGAAGAACGCATGTACCGGGACGATCTGGTATTCGAGTACGAGAAGGCTAACCCGCAGGCGGGTGAGTTGATGCAACGCTTTGATAACATGCTCAATAAGGGGCAGCGCGTACAGGGCTTCCTCTCTGGCTTCTATGAAGTCCGAAAGATACAGCAGCGCATTGCGGTAACGTCTGCTAATGATCGTATCATGCGTACCCTAGCAGGCACAGACAGCATGTCAGTAGACCGCTTGCGGGATATAGGCTTTGACAAAGACCTTATCAACAGAGTGCAGCAATACGTGCACGGCAATATTGTCGAGTTCGATCCTAAGTCTGGTAGCGTCAAGAGACTGAACCTCAGCAAGTGGGACCCTCTCGATGCAGAAGACTACGCACTAGCATTGAACCGGAACACCAATCAAATGGTGCAGAAGGCGATGATAGGTGAGAGCAATGTACTGTTCCACAAAGATGGTGCAGCATCGCTGTTCTTCCACCTCAAGTCCTTCCCGCTGCTGGCTATGGAGAAGCAGTTTGCGCGTAACGTGAACATGGCTGATCAGCAAGCACTGACTACGTTCTTCTATGGACTAGGTACAGCAGGTGCAGCGTACACGATCAAGCAGGCGTTGAACCTGAACAGTGACAACCTCACAGCATCGCGTATCGCTACGGGTGCATTCGGCCTGTCCAACATGTCGGGCTGGATACCTATGTGGACTGATCCGCTAGCAGGATTGCTGGGACTGGATAAGCTACAGATGGGTGGTGGTAAGTACGGTACTAACTCGGTGATCAGCTTGCCTGCATCATTGAGTACAATGGATAGATTAGTACAGGCTCCGGCCTCTGCTGTTAAGTTCCTCAATCCCTTTGCAACTATGTCTAATAGCGACATACGCAATCTACAGACCATTCCAATTTTCGGGAACCTGATTGGCGTGAATGCATTTTTCAACAGTTTAAAGACCTAACATTAGCGGGCCGGTACAGAGCCGGTCCGCACTACATGGAACATATTATAAGGAGATTAGCTTGGCGTATGCGCGGGTTATTATTCCGGGCGATGGCGTCACTACAGATTTTACAGTTGCATTTGCAATTGGCATTATTAATGAGGCAGATGTCACTGCCAGAGTTGGTACTGAAGTAGATGGCCTCGGCGCTCCGGTATACAGAACAATTACATTTATTTCTCCCGGTGTACTTCGCATTAGTGGTTCGCCCGCAGGCGTAGGCGTGCCGGTCGAGTTCAACCGAAATACACAGAAGGGTGCACTACTCGTAGACTACGAGGATGGTGACACCATGAATGATGAGAACCTTAACAAAGCACAGAAGCAGGCAATCTTTATTGGTCAGGAAGCTATAGACGCTACTACCCGTAGCTATGCTACAAAGGATGGTCGTACGGGCAAGACGATTACTATCGGCCCTGCTGGCTTTGTGCCGGTATGGGATGCCGATGGTAACTTGGTCCCGTCTCTTCTTCCACAAGAGGGCTACGGTCCTGAAGGTGAGAAGACCACACCAGTAGATGCAGACGGTATTCTGATTACAGACAGTGCTGCAAATGGTCTTACCAAGCGTGTTGCTTGGTCGAATATCAAGCTGGCGCTTAACCTGCCATCGACTATTCTTGGTACGGTTCTGGCTGGCCTATCTCTGGTTACTGGTACTGCTGTCACGGCAGCAGACACAGTGCTTGTTGCTGTAGGTAAGCTACAGAAACAGATAACCGACTTAACGGCAACAGTTGTAGCCAATGGTGCATCAATCACTGGTCTAGGTACGACTAAGTACGATAAGACAGGTGGTGATGTAACTGGTAACGTTATGCCGGAAGCTGATGCTACCCGGTCGCTCGGTTCGAGCACAAAGCGTTGGCTAGGTTACTTTGGGGACCTTATGCTGTCTGGCTCTGCTGGTACAGTACGCTCATTCAAACTGGCGTCTGCGGGTGTGGCACGCTTTAAGATCGGGCTTGGTAGTGGTGCTGAGGGTGGTAGCAATACGGGTTCAACATTCGTCATTTGGCGTTGTGATGATGCCGGTAATGATATTGACACACCGTATCTCATTGACAGAGCAACAGGCATATCCACGCTGCGTGGCTCAGAAGTCACGCATAAATCGTCAGCCGCCGCAACAGCGCAGCATATCACACGCCTTGTTGCAGAAGCGACGACCGGTACAGCTATTATGTCTCTCGATCCCGGTAACAACGGGTACAATGTACGAGACTTCTCTATTAGGGCCAGCAACAATGGCTCCAACCAGATCACAGCAGGTTTCTATATTGCCAACTCGGCTACGCCGGTAAAGGCTTTCGATGTCTTGCCTACAGCCGTGACCAACTTTACACAGCGTCCTACATGGAATGGCTCTGGCCTTGCTACGCAAGCAGAAGCAGCCGCAGGTGGTGGCGGCGCAGGTGTATCGTCCTTTGCTGGTCGTACAGGTGCAGTAGCCGCAACAGCGGGTGACTATACCTCTACTCTTGTTACACACGCTTCTGGCACGGTCTCGTCCTATCTTGGTCTTGCGTTCCAGCGGTTGTCCTTCGTGTCGCCGGAAGAGTACGGCCTAGTAGGTGACGGCACAACGGACAATACGAGTGCATGGAATGCTATGATGGCCTCCCTACCTGCCTCTGGTACGGTAATCGTGTGGCCTTCGAAGAAGTATTACTTCGCTGGTATCGCTGTAGCAGATCGTGCAGTGCATCATATTGGATGCCCTAATCTCTCTACTGATGCATCTGGCACCAAGGGTACGATATGGGCATTCGGTGCATCAGGATCGTTCCTTGTTAATAAGCAGGTGGGTGGTAAGTATGATGGTATCGTATTCCTCAAGACTGCGCAGGGTGCGAACCTTGTACAGTGGCAGAAGTCGAGCACGATTAATGAGGTCGGTTCCTCCTACATCACGTTTGAGGATTGTCACTTCTACGGTACGTGCACAGACAGCACAGTCTATCTGACTAACGTCCTGTTGATCATGTTCAACCGTTGCCGGTTCTACAACAACTACAAATCCGGTGCGTGTAAGATCGTATGGCTAGACGGTAGTCAGTATGGTTCAGGCAATGCTCGTGATAAGGACAACGTAGACAATATCGAGTTCAACACATGCATAGCCACTGGTTACGCTAAGGTAAGCACGGGTGACTATGCCGTTGGTATCTACGGATTCGTTCTTGATGGTAAGTGCGATAGCACTAAATTCCACATGTGCAAGACTCTGTGGTGCTACTACGGTATGCATCTTGCGAAGTCCGGGCCGACTACACAAGTGCCGAACTTTACCCGGTTTACTATGGGTGGCTTCGAGAACAACTACAAGAACGCGGTTCGCCTAGAGTATGGTGACATTACTACATTTAGTGATGCCTATGCCAGCTTGGACAATGACGCCGATAGCGGTACGCTTTATGGTAACACAGATGTCATCTTGCAGGAGACGACATACACAGGTTGTTCCGAGTTCTCGGCTGTGGCGATCCGTGGCGGCAAGCGTGATGGTTATCGTCTTGAAGGTGGACGGACTACGATCAATGGTGGGCAGTCTGCTAACAATGCCATCAGGGCCACAGGCTACAGTGTCGAAATCCTTTCCACTGTTACTAAGGTTATAATGAACGGCGTTGACTGCACCACGTACTCTACAGGAACGACAGGTCAGGTTAGCGCAATCCGTAACCTTCGGTCAGCTACTGGTGTTATCTTTAACGGGTGCGATCTTTCTGGATACGCAACGGCAATCACAGTCAGTGGCTCTGGTGTCTCAACGGGTGCTGGTATTACAGGCAACCTGACTTAATAAAGGATAAATTATGAACGATGTGATAGAAGCAGCTAGCTCATATGTCGCGGCATTTTTCGTCTTGATAGTTGGGCATACAGATATGCTTCTATCATTCGGCGGCGTATTGCTGCTGGTAGTTAGGCTCTTGGCTGATGCGCCTAGGGCAATACGGAATATTAAAGGATGGTTAGGCTATGGCAAAAGGAACGGCAACAGAAAGCGCACTAGGGGAACTGCACGGAAAAGTGGCGAAGGTCATGACACGGGCACTGGACCAACTAGAGAAGCAGCAGGACGAGTGGGAACAGGCACAAGCACTAGACGTGGTAGAGCCACCACCCGCAGTAAACCCGTCCCTATTGTCAGTGATGACGAAATTTCTAAGTGACAATAAGATTACCTGTGATCCCGCTGATAGTGGCGCAATGAGTGAGCTAGAGAAGAAGCTTGCAGAGCGGCGCACTAAGAGGCGAGTAGGTAACGTTACGCATATATTTGAAGAATGATTTAAAGGCCAGTGTATGCGCAAGCATCGCAGTGTATGGATGGGAACACGAACCACAGTTTAATCTCAGGTTCCTATACACTGGCTCATTAACTTATTCAAGGAGATAGATACAAGAGAATGCAACCTCGCGAAACAGAGGAACAGGCTCTGTCGCGGTGGCACAATCTTGAGCTACTACAGGAGCATTATCCTAAATTTGAATACTTCCTAGAAGACGGTATGGAGTTTCTAGGGTTCCAGACAAGCGATATCCAGAAGGATATTGGAGACTGGCTAGAGAACGGCCCGCTGTATCGAATGGTACAGGCGCAACGTGGTCAGGCCAAGACTACCATTACAGCACTGTACGCAGTGTATCGGCTTATTCATAATCCATCATGCAGAGTGCTTATCATATCGGCCGGTTCTGATATGGCGAGTGAAATTGCAGGTCTGGTTATCCAGATCATTATGGGTATGGACATTCTTGAATGCCTTCGGCCAGACCGCTCACAGGGCGACAGGGCCGCTGTTACAGCATTCGATGTGCACTACACACTCAAAGGGCCAGAGAAGTCTGCATCCGTTACCTGTATCGGCATCACGTCGAACATGCAGGGTAAACGTGCTGACTTGCTCATTGCCGACGATATCGAGAGCCAGAAGAACGCAGCTACGGCTGTGCAGCGGGCTAGACTGCATCACCTTACGCTAGACTTCTCCGCTATTAACAGTAACGGCGATATCGTCTGGCTAGGAACGCCGCAATCAACCGATAGCGTCTACAACGGCCTACCGGGGCGTGGGACGGCGATCCGCATTTGGACGGGCCGATACCCTACCGCCAAGGAGTTGCCCGACTACGAGGGCTTCTTGGCACCGCTGTTGCTATCTAGGATGCAAGCGGACCCGCGCCTTCAAACGGGCGGTGGCCCGACTGGCGACCGTGGCAAACCGATCGATCCATTGCTGCTTGGTGAAGAAGCCTTGCTCAAGAAAGAGATTGACAGTGGACCTGCATACTTCCAGCTACAGTACATGCTTAGCACTAAGCTATCTGATAGCGACCGTTACCCATTGAAGCTGAACCTGATTAGGTTCCTAGACTTCGATAGGGAAACGAAGCAAGCGCCCATGACTATGGTGCACATGCGTACAGAGGATAACGTCATTGCTTGGCCGGAAGGTCATAAGCTCAAGGACAAGTTGTTCCGAGTAAAGAACGCTGATGACATTGGCTTCCTAAAGGGCTTTCACATGTATGTGGACCCGGCCGGTGGTGGTGCTAACGGTGACGAGACGGCCTACGCTGTTACTGGCTATCTAGCTGGTCGAGTGTTCCTTGTGGACGCTGGCGGCATTCCCGGTGGCCTCAGTGAAGAGACCTTGATGCTTCTGACTGCTATTGCAGAGAAGTGGAAACCTGAACATATCAGCATTGAAAAGAACTACGGTAATGGTGCACTAGCTCAAGTCTGGACACCTATGCTTCTCAAAGCGCACAAGTGCGGTATTGAAGAGGTGTGGGAGACCGGCCAGAAAGAACTGCGCATTATCGATATCCTAGAGCCGGTTATCGGCGCAGGTAAGTTCGTAGTGCATGAACAGATTATCACGGACGATTGGCAGAGATGCCAGAAGTTCCCCGGTGATGTGCGACAGACGTATAGTTTCCTATTCCAGTTGGCTAGGATCACTAGAGATAAGGGCGCACTCATCCATGATGACAGATTGGATGCTGTAGCAGGCAGCGTGAGGCATTGGGTTGAAGCTCTTGGAGTGGATGAACTCAAGGCTAAGCTGGCAGCACAGCGCGATAACTACAATAAGATGATGCAGAACCCGTTGGGTGAAGGCAGGCCAATGAAAGGTATACCGGGTTTCTATACACCGGGCGCACCTAATGCCCTGACCAAGTTCGGCCTAGGCGGTACAAACCATCTAAGGAGATTTAAGTAATGACTGATGCAGTTACCCCAATTCAAGAGGGTGTCCTAAAGACCATTGAGCCGGTTGAGCTTACCCCGTTGGGTGAACTTATCTCTAAGGTCACTACCAATCCGGCTACACTAGAGTTCCCGCAAGATCGTTGGGGCTTTACATCGGATATCCGTAAGTCCGTCCTGCGTGCCGCTTCCAGTGTGAAGGGCCAGGATGACAAGCACGAGCTTCTAATTAGCACGCTGGCTGTTCTGATCACGCACATTAAGTTGCGTAAGGACAGTGATGCAGAGCTACGCTTGAAGCGTCTACAAGAAATCGAAGATGCAGCTATGGAACGGGCACCGCGAGAGCGTGTATCTGGTCCTGCTGTGTCCGTAAGAAAGGATACATAATATGTCTAAACTAGTATTCCCTTCGATTAATACCATGTACAATCGTGGTGTTATTTCTGAGTTCAGAAGCTATATGCAGAAGATTGCAAGCTGGTACGAGAAGGGCGTTGTTGCCTCTGGTGTCGGCGCTAATGTACAGGATCGTACAGACATCGCGGCTACACTTAGCCCGCTGGTTGCGCTCATTGATCGTGGTCTATTGGTCAATGGTCAGGTGCTTACAGGCGTAGCGCCGACAGGTACATATACATCTGCTGTAACCTTTACCGTAACGAATGGCCTTATCACAGCTATTGTTCTCTCGTAAGGAGGTATCATGGCGAAGGTAATGCGCATTGGGAGGCTAGGTATCTCCCTGCAAGATACATACAAGCAGGCAAGCGATCTTGTAACCATGTTTAAGGATGGTATGGGTGGCTTCCTGTTTGATGGGTTCTCCGATCTGACACAGTTGTACACTACTGGTGCAGCCAGCAACGGCAGCAATGCCAGTTCCGATGGACAGACAATTGGCTTCGCTTTCGAGACCAGTCAATGGAGTAATAAGACACTAGACCAGATCAGGGCACTTGCTCCACAGCTATTGCCAGACACTGGCTTTGATGATGGAGCAGCATGGACACTAACACAAGCCACAGTGTCAGGATCAGTTCTCACTATTAACAGTCCGACAGGCTCTTATGCCGCTGGTATTGATACTGTCACGGGCCTTACGGTAAATGCGTTCTACGAATTACAGGCGACAATTGATGCCAATACAAGAGGCAACGGTACACTTGGCTTCTCTGGCAGCTTCACTGCTGTTACGGGTACTATAGTAGGTCTGAATACTGGCTATGTACCTGCCATTGTCACAAACCCATCGTGGGAACTAAAGCGCAATCAAACGGTCGATACCCTGTTTACTGCATCTTCCGGCTCTTTGAAGCGGATTATTGGCAACCACTTCAATCAGGGTACAGCAGCCAACCGCCCTGCTTGGCGGGCAGGAGCAAAGCCATATCTGCAACTAGACGGTACTAATGACTGTCTGTTGAACCCCGGCTGGAAACCCGGTCAGGCATGTACTGTAGGTATTGCCTTCCGACATAATGCTGCCGTTTCCGGTACTGCATTTGGTGCCGGGCAAGCATCAGGTAATAGGCGTCTCCGGCTTAGTCTCAGTGCCTCTGGTAGACCTGAACTTGCATATAACGATCAGTTCCTAGCGCCAGTAGTTACCAACAGGCAGGGACAGGATGTTGTCCTGATTGTTACTTATGACGCGAGTGGGTATGCCTTCTATATTGATGGCGTTCTTGTAGCAAGCGCTGCACTAGCCCCGAACATGGATGGTACTGGAGGCTCTACATGTCTTGGTGCTCTTGATGGTGGAAGCTCTAACTTCATCCAAGGCAACATTTATGGTGCTATTGCCCTCGATAAGCGCGTTACCGAAGATCAAGTCCTTCAAATCACTAACCAACTAAGGAACCGTATCCCTTGACCACTTATAACTCTGTAGTTGTCCTAATTCCACAGGCACTCGTGGATGATGCTAATCGCCTATGGCGCTGGCTTGGTCGTGATGAGGCACTGGACCCAGGCAACACCTTCAATGTACCGCGTCTATCGGCTACTGGCCTAGAACCGCGTACATACGGCTGCACTTATGATGCCAGCGTACCACTCGCCGACCTACAGGCATGGGTAGATATGAAGTCAACAGGTACTCTTCCTACGGTAATCGGCTCTACATGGACCGCCCCACCACTGGAAGACTTTAACCTCACCGAAGCAAGGGCACTGGCTGTACTAGCCGGTATGGAACTCTCGCTTAATCAGTCCGAAATCCAGCCAAATATCTTCCTCGACGCCATTCTAGGCGCGAAAGGTCTGCTTCGGATCGCACCAGAGATTTAAACGCTCCGGTTTCGCACAGACAAGCCTGTCAGGCCGATTTCTCGGCTCGGCGGCAGCATTCATCATGGCAGCAATTTCGCTCGCCAGTGGCCTTCCTTGGGCCGATTTAATAGATAGGATAAATTTATCATGGCTTCCCACTTCCGTAAGGGCTTCACCAAGGTACGTCGTACTGTAAAGCTCACTCTTACCGCCGATTACTCGTTCAACATCCCGGCAACTGCTGAAATCCTCAAGGTTTACCTGCGTCGTACCTCTACTGCTGATACCACGACTGGTGTTCGTATTGGTACTGCGGCTGCTGGTGCTCAGATTGTAGCACTCACGCCGCTTGCTACGCAGAACCTGCCCGTAGTTGCTACTCTTGTAGCTAATGGCATCGCTGTTGCAGCACAGACGCTGTACATTTCTGCTGCTGGCTGGAACTCTGCTACTGTAGATGTCGTTGTTGAGTACGCTGAACTCGGTGACAGCCTGCCGCTCGCCTCGCTTACGACTGGTTCGTATGCTGGTGGTCAGCAGTCGCCTTCTGCAACCTAATTTATAGTGATTGGCCCTATGTACTTAACCGTATGTAGGGCCGCTCTATGCCTGTCTGAAAAATTTGGTACAATTTTGTTTGCGGGTATCTAACAGCCGAACCGCGCGATGTCCCCCATGCCACCCGTTTCTCAATGCAAAACGTGTTTAAAACAGCTTGCATACTGTTTGCAATCCTTTCTATGCACAATGCATATCTGACATATAGGCCGGTATCTGCCCTATGCAATACAGTTAGCATGCAATGGCTGTTATGGTCAAGCGCTTGTGGGCATCTATTTGCATGTCATCTGAATAAATCATATGCACTCTATATCCACACTGATCATAGGCCAGACGCTGACCGCACTACATGGAATATAAACGCCTCGCTTGACTGGTCCGCATTGGTATCAGTTTCGCCCATGGGACATGGATAGCAGTTAGTTATACCAGTAGGCACTGGATGGATAACCACACCATATAGAATGACCGCTGGATAAGAGCCGGGATAGAGACAGGCATACATACAGTATGAGCACTGGATAGATACCAGACTGAACACTGGATAGAGACAGACATAGACTAAAGTAGCATGCCATGGCCGATAGATAGAACTAGAAGCTATATGATAGATAGCTAATAGATATGCATATGACATAGCCAGAACAATCATGCATAGATCATAGATAAGTATGACAAATGCATATGAATGCTAGATGTCATAGATACAACTGAACAATCAGATACAACTAGATATACACATAGCCGGAGATACTGGCTATCGGCTAGCTGTGCCTAGAGGATCAACTATGCACTGATTTGAATTAGCCAGAGCATTATCTAGGAATGCAATAGCTAGTTATATGGGTAGATAAGAGCCTGTTTATCAGACTGCATGGCCTAGTGAGGGATTATATAAGAGATAGATATCAATGGGTTATAAGATAATTGCTATCTACAGAGATAAATATACAGATAGGCTATTTACAGAGCTACAGAGATAGGTCTATAAGTAAGTCATCGAAACGGGCATGTCGCTACCGGATTTACCGGAAAGCCGCTCAAGACGAAGCCAGCCTAGGCCATAGTGTTAGTAATAGCACTTGAAGGAATAAGACCTAGGTGCGTTGATGATCCTCTCGGCAGTGGGATACTGCTAGGTGCTACGGTTCCTTGTTACTTACTAAATACCGGCCACAAGGCAACAGAGTGTAAGAGTACACTAGGCTAGCTCAACTAGCATGTGACCTGATTATGATTGGTAGCGTCGAGCCCGCAGGGGATTGCTTAAGGTGCATGTGTTGCACTCGCTAGTACCAATGTCAAAGTAAGTGAAATTCGGAGGTGGCTGTATGCTTCCTAGCTGGAATGGACCTGCACCAACAGTATGCATTATGCATCTATTGCAAGTTGTCCGGCTAGATATAAGAGACAGTGTTTCCAAAGGGTAGTAACTGAAATGATGCAAAGACATAGGGATAGATATAATAGCGATTGGCTAGTGATGAGATATGGATACGGGAATGTATCGCGGAAACAAGCTAGCCAATACGCAAAGAGTGCATAGCTAGCTTGTGAACAGCGTTGACGCTAACAAGTAGCAGGCTAGCTAATGCGCTCATATAGACACACTGGCATGGTTACAGACATGTTCCTACTGTAATAGGCATTGCAATGGTATCGGCCAATAGTGCCGGGCATTGGAGTGTACAGTGTGTCTACATGAGTGCATAGGAGAAGCACAATGCAAGAGCTTATTCAATTCAAACAGGACATAAGAGACATCATTGTTTGCTCGTATGTCTTAACATCAATCCGTATTAGCAGGAGTATTCGATATGTTCAGAAGTGGCTTTAATATGACTGTACGGGAAGCTAAGCAGCGTATGCAGTGCAATAACATGCACCTGAGTATGCAAGACGGTGAATACCGGGTTACATTCCCTGAAATGAGTGCAGGGCGTGCTGAACAGGCTGCATATTATACAGATGACCTAGAGGATGCTGTGCTGACTGCTAGTGATATGCGTAGACGTCAATTAGCACAATCATGAGGCTTGTTATACCGTGCAGTGTGTACGGTATAGAAGGCAATCATGCCGACTACGGGAGTTATGACTATGACCGCTAAGAATGTATCGGCTGCTGTAAAGACCATTGACGGCGAAGCTAAGTTGCTGGCTGCAATCAAGCAATTCGGTGAACGTTCCACGAGCTTGCAGATGGAAGCGCATGTTATTGCTTGCAGCATCCTGAAGCATGTCGAGAAGCATGGTGACATTCGCATGGTGAACACACTGCTGGCTGCTGTCGGCAAAGAGAACATGTTGCGTATGAATGCACTCAAGGAGTGGTTCGAGAAGTTCGGCAAGATCGCCTTCGAGAAGGATAACGCTTGCTACGTTGGCAGTGCGAAGACACGCCTTGCTGATGCTATGGCTGTGCCTTTCTGGAAACTGGTCAAGGAAGCTGTGTATCAGCCGCTCAATATGAGCACGTATATTGAGAAGCAGATTAAGCTGCTGCAGAAGGATATCAAGAATACGCCTAATGCAGACCATGCGCCACAGTTGGCCCTGATTAAGGCTCTTAACGAGCACAGCAAGACTGTAGCTACTACACTCGCAAACTGAGACATTAAGGGAGGGGCAGTCCCTCCCATTTTCACTAGAGGTGTCATTATGATCGTCAATGAAACAGATAGCGGCAAGATATGCTCTAGGTACGATGCAGAGCTACTGCTAATCGAGATGAATGTTGATGGTCGGCGCGTTTACATGCGTAGACATCAAGCCGTTGAGTTGAAGAACACGCTAACTAGGCTGATAGCCGCGCTAATAGAGGACAGTCTATGACACAGCGCATAACACGCAAGTTCCTAGAGGCACGCTTTGCTATGGCTATGCAATCTATTGGTGCTGTGCATGGTGGGCCTTATGTGAAGACAGATACAGGTTATGAGCCAGTAGCTAATTGCTGCTTCATAGACCACAACAGCGTGTATGGCGGCTATGTCATCATGCAAATGGCCGAAACAGGCACAGGTCAGAGTCATCCGTTTGGCGATGAGAGAATGGGTGCACAAGAATTCTCTAGGCACCTTGGAACAATCATGAGGACAGCCGCGTTCCTCAAACAAGGACAAAACTAATGCGTACTTCACAGTATGTAACCAATGGTAATGCAATGCAGCGCAGTGGCGAATTTCGGTCTGCTGTTGTGCAATACAATACAGCGTTGTTCCTGTCCATATTCAGAGGTGATACCTCGTTGGACGCAACAGCTATTCGTAATATACGGCGTGCTAAAGAGCAGTGCCGACGCCTTATGCGAGGTGCGTAACAACTGTGACCGCACCTGCACTACTGAGACAGTCAGACCTGAGCCGTATGGCGCATATAGCCAAGCGTGACGGTGTTAAGATTGAGATTGAACGAGACGGCTTAATCATCCGTGTGAGTGCAGACACACTTCTGCACACTCCTTCTGTTGCTAAGGAAATCCGGCTATGAGTGGCCCGCGTAAACTTCCATTGAATGTTGTTCGTCAAAGGACGCAACATGGTAAGATTGTATTCTACTATCGTATAGGTCAAGGCAAGCGCACTCGTTTGCCTGATATCGCTGCACCTGATTTCATGGACGCTTACAAGGCGTGCGTAGCTGGTGCACCTGTGCCTAAGCGTGGTATGGAAGATGCGCGGACATTTGCATGGCTGCTTGCTCGGTATAAAGAGAGCACGGCATGGACACAACTGGCACCTGCTACAAGGCGTGCCAGAGATAACATATTCAAGAACATATTGAAGAAGAATGCACAGACGCCATTCAGGGCTTTTACTAAGAAGGCAATGGATAATGGTATGGAAGACAGAGCGCATACACCTGCGCAGGCTAACTGTTTTCTCAAGGCTATGCATGGTGTATTCAAGTGGGCTGTTAGTAAGGAACATATGGAAATCAATCCGGCTGTTGGTGTAGTAAACCTTAAGCTAAAGTCAGATGGCTTTCCTGTATGGACTGTAGAAGACGTGGCTGCATTCTGTGCCAAGTGGCCCATTGGTACTAAGCAACGGCTTGCATTCGAGCTAGCATTGCACACTGGCTTGCGCCGCTCCGATCTGTGCCGAATTGGCAAACAGCATCTGAAAGGCAATATCCTAACCGTTCGGACTTCGAAGACGGGCAGCACGGTCACGCTGGCCCTGCCTCAGCGCGTTCTCGATATCATCGGGCAAACACCTACCGGCGAACTGCACTTCCTCGTCACGGACTTCAAGCGACCGTTTGTGGTGGCAGGCTTTGGCAACTGGTTTGCCGACGCTGCACGAAAGGCGGATATCAAGAAGAATACGCATGGTCTGCGGAAGTTGGCTGCTACATTGGCAGCTAATGGTGGAGCAACTGCGCACCAGTTGATGAGCCAGTTTGGTTGGGTGAACTCAAAACAGGCAGAGGTTTACACAAAGGGTGCTGATAGAGTGCATCTTGGTAAGGCTTCTTCGGCCATTGTGTCAGAACAGTTGGCGAACATACTAATCCCTCACCAACTTCCCGATGAGGGATCAGACGGGGAAGATACAGTAAAAACAAGCACTTAAGAATGTACTGGTGCCCCATGCCGTTGTAGCATTAGCACAAGTAATCAATAGCTTAGGCTGAATTATGAGGGCGTACCGGCCCTCTGATTGCATTAGGCAATCCCAAACACTCCCCTCACAAAATCGTTAGGATACGTACATGCTCGGCTTCATGGTTGCCGGTCTAATGACCGTGCTTACAGTGCTGATGATGATGGCACGTACTGACCTGCTTAAGTGGCTTGGATATAGTAACATAGTCGATGTGTTGTTCACACTGATTATGATTGTGCTGTTCCATGACACATTTAGCGGTGTGGTATCTGCTGCGTTTGCTGGTGTATTCATGAGTGGTATGCTTTGGATATTGCGCAGCACTATGGGCTACAAGAAGTTGAGCCTAGTTCGTCACAAGTTCATTATCAAGCCAGAGTGGGTGTATCATGCACCGAGTGGCTTTAACAAAGGAAAAGCATAATGTATGGTCTTGAAACAATTCAGCGCTTGAATGCAGAAGCAGCAGTAGCGCGTGTTCACACAGCCGCACTGCATACACCATGTGAAGCAGATGAGCTTAAGGATATTGGGTTTCTCGTTGCCCTTATGCGGGAACATACAACACAGCCGGGTGACTGGCGTAGCCGTGCAGCAGACTACCTTGTAGCTGCATATGGGATTGAGGAATAAGACATGACCAAGACAACTGTACAGGTACTACGTGAAGCCAAGTATGTGGTGCAAGCTGGCTGGACACAGGGCGCTTTCGCCACCAGCGAGCCATTCATCAAGACGCATGACAATGACATTATACCGAAAGATCTGAAAGTCGCTGGTGGCGATGAGCACGGCAAATGCTTCTGTGCATGGGGAGCACTGAACAAGGTACAGGGCGGGGCGTTGGGAGATGGTACTGAAATGAGCTACCTGTCCGCCGCTGTGTTGCGCCGAGACCCAGGTAGCTCTGGCTTTGTGCCGCGATACAATGATGCAGTGGGCCGGACTAAGGAAGAAATGCTTTCCTTGTTCGATGAGGCCATTGAATTGGCGCAGCGTGCATGACAGACAAAGAAGAAGAGCGCTTGCACAAGATATGCATGTACGCGGTTTGGATCATCGCTATCGGCAGCATTGTTGCATTCCTAGCATCATGTGGCACAGGTTATCAGCCACCCGGTGAAGATATCTGGCGTAGTATTTAGTAAGCAGCGAGAGGGAGAAAACAGTGCAGACAATGCGGGCAATTGACGAAGCCACAGACAACAGAACCTTTGCCTCATTGATGAGTGCGAAAAGCAAGAGCAAACGCCTAGAGCGCAGGAAGCGCAAGGGCTACAAAGTAGGGAATGATAATGAATAAGGGTCTCATCCAAATCCTCGAAGCAGGAATGCGCACTCTCTCCGACCGACAGCTTATGGTGCGCTTTGGTATCGCTGCATCGATTGCAGACACCTACAAGGCACCTCATGCCCTGCGGGGTACACCTGCCAAGGCGCATAAGACAAGCAAGCAGGTTAAGCAATCAATCATCTTTGGGGCGCATAAGGGCCGCGCCTCCATTCAACGGAGACTATTTGCATAATGAAGTTTACACGTAAGACCACACAGAGCGTTCTGGCAGTTTTCCACAAGGCAGTTGCCGACCTCGATCAAATCGAGCAGGCGGCGATCTCAGAGGCAAACAAGGCCGATGACGCTAGGGTTATGGCGATTGTCGATATGGAAGATGCCAAGCGCCGGGCAACAGAGGCTAAGAGTGTGCGGGAGCGCATCAGCGATCTAATTGCAGGCTGACGGCTAGTAATCCGCACTACATGGAATAACGTGGTGCCTACTACTCGTCACGGGTCATTGAGTCGGTTGATCGGTTCTAATGTAGGTAATGGCTTACAGCAGCCACAATCATAAGACGGTTTACACCTGTACCGTAAACAGGTAAATTGGTGCATGACTGGACAATAGTGTCCAACCAAACAAGGAGACATATTACATATGAGCAATGCAGCAGCAGCCCTCGCAGAGTTGGGCCTTGGTGATCTTGGTATCGTTGAAACTGAAATTAAGCGTGCAGAAGTGGTAGTACCGGAAGGTGGTCCTGCTCCTGAACTGACGGCTGTACAGACCGAAGCCAATGGTGATGCAGAGAAGAAGACCCGCACACAGGTTACTATCGGTGAAGTTACCGCTGGTGCCGCAGTTGGTCTGCCGGATATTCGCCGTGCAGGTGGCTTTGGTGAACGTGGTGAACGTGAAAGCAAGTATGACTTCATTGAAGAGATTGCTGCACCAGAAGATGCAGGCAATGGTGCCTTCAAGTATGCATTCAAGCATGTCGCCTTTGTCGCCGGTGAAGACCAGAAGGCAATGAAGCGTGCACTCTCTTCCGCTGTTACCGCAGCCAATAACAAGGGCAAGGAAAAGGGCCGCTATTATGCAGCCCGTACTGCCTATGCCAGCGATGCAGAAGATGCACCTGAAACGGGTGTCAACATCTACCGCATTGATAATACGCTCGGCAATCTCAACGAGAAATAAGCTACACTAGCTTAGGTACAGTACTGGAATTACATGAGGGTCTAGCAATAATGCTAGGCCCTTTTCTCGTTCTTAGGACACAGCATAATGCTCGATACTGCAAACAATAAACTTATAGAGCTAGCAAATAGCCTAGTGCCGGTACATTTTCCTTCTGTAATGCGTAGTGGAGTGCCCGCATCAGTCTCCCAGTGGATTGATAGTGTGCATGTGGAGATACGTGCTCCATATACACTGAACGGTCGTAAGCAAGTGTTTGAACATATGTCTAAGCTCATTATCCGCGATGTTGGATGGTCAGCACTGGCAGTGTCGTGCATTACGCTTGCATGGTCTTTGTATTATGGCCAACACTTGTACGTAGATATGTATGGACACTTCCCTGTGTTCGTAGACAGTTTTATTCAGGCTTCAATGGAAGCAGACACCCTTTCTGATGTATTGAGTAGGGAGTGGTAGGATGGATATCATCTGGCCCCTGAAAGTAATTATGCATATTGTTTCATTTAGTGCAGCAGGAGTAGAGGACGGGCACTTAACACGTGAGTATCCTACACTGCTAGAATGTCATGCAGAGCAACCAGTGAACCACATCTTCCGTGATCGATCTAAGATCATGTACTATTGTGCAGTACAGGGAGGCGCTTGAGTGCAGACAGGTTGGTTAGTTAGATCAGGTAGCGCATGGATTGGAGTACATTGGTCGCCAAATAACAGGCGATTTTGTATCAATTTCGTTCCTTTCGTTACCTTTTGGATCACATTAAAGGGCGGCAAGACGCCTTAAGGAGAACGTATTGACAAGACGTGTAACGCCCAAAGGCCGGAAGTTTATCGGCGGGTGGGAGAAGAAGGTACTGGTCGCCTATCGTGATGGCGGAGGTGTCCTTACTATTGGCTACGGCCATACAACAGCAGCGGGCGGTATGAAAGTTACCGCTGGCCTTAAGATCACGGATCAACAGGCCGAAGCCTTGTTCACACAGGACTTGGCTGTGGCAGAACGTACTGTCGAGCGGCTTACCTCTGGTGTCGAGCTTACAGACAACCAGTTCGATACCCTCGTAGACTTCGTGCACAACGTTGGCCCTGTGCAGTTCGCTAATAGCACGCTGCTTAAGCGAGTGCAGGCCAAGCGGTTTAAGGAAGTACCGGGCGAGTTCATGAAGTGGATTTACGACAACGGTGTTGTTGTCAAGGGTCTGCGCAATCGCCGCAAAGCAGAGGTTGCCCTCTGGAACGGTACGATGCAGCCGAAGACTAAGAAGGTGCTCACCGCTATCGGTACAGGCATTGCGACGACTGGTACAGGTGCTGGTGCAGTTGCTGAGACTACAGGTAACACAGACATCATGACCACGGTCGAGCCAGTAATGTCCGCTGTTAGCATGTTCGGCATGTCTGGTAGCACAATCCTCGCTGCTGTTGGTGGCGTGGCTATGCTCGGTCTAGGTGGATTTCTTATCTATCGTATGGTTCGATCGGATGCAGAGTGATGCTAGCACTACTCGGCCTCAACAAGATATGGCTGTACGTAGCGCTAGTGGGTATGGTGTTAGCCATGATTGCTGGAGTGTATCTGAGTGGGAGAGCCGCAGGCAACAGCGCCGCAAAGAACAAGCAACTCAGCGATGCATTGAAGAACCTCTCATTAGAGACGAAGAAACGCGCCGCTGTAGAAGCTATGGCATCTTCGGAGGCTAGAAAGCAACTCAAGAACAAGTGGAGCAAGAAGTGAATGCGTATCTCGTTTGGGGCTGTGTTTGCATCGCTGTACTTGGTGTTGGTTGCAGCACTACTGTTGCCCCTATTTGTGGGCCGAATGACCATGCAACTCGATACAGCGTCGAGCAAATCGACGCTATGTCAGACGAGCAAGTAAAAGATAACCTAGCACGTAACAACGAGCTAGAGCGAAGAGGATGCGCCATTAGCAATTAGGAGTAGCTATGGAACACTGGCTGCAACGAGCTAAAATGCTACCGTATGGTGGGCACACTAAAGTCCAGTGCTGTTCCACAGACGAGAGTATGCGCATTGAACACAATCAACAAGGATACAGAGGGTTTTGCTTTAGATGCAAAGAAACCAAGAGAGAAGCGCACGGCCTATTGTCGATAGCGCAGATACAGCAACGACGTGTGGACGAATTGACATGGCGTCAGTCGAAAACAGTATCGTTGCCAATGGACTATACACAGGAATTACCAGATACCGCGATGACTTGGTTGCTCAAAGGCGGCGTCTCGCAGGTGATGTGGCAGGCTTACAAGGTGGGTTTTTCACCGAAACTGAACCGGGTATGTATACCAGTCTATAGGGGTACAGAACTAGTAGCTGTGCAGATGCGGGCTATCGAGAAGGATCAGAAACCAAAATACTTAGCGAGGGAGACCGCAGATAATGTCATCTTTTCTTCTCTACCTTCTACTGTCTTTGCCGGTGATAGGGAACAGGATTATGGATATGATCTTGTTGTCACAGAAGACCTCTTGTCGGCAATTCGCGTTGGCCGCATCACAGCATCGTGTTCCCTATTGGGTACAATGCATGGTGCGAACAAGATGCAGGCGATTGTTGCAGAAGCAACGAGTAGACGCCTACGACGTGCTCGCAGTGAAGTTCTACGTATTGCCCTATGGATGGACCCCGACAAGGCCGGTGAACAGAGCCGGTCGCGTATTGCTGGACCTCTTTCTATCAGGGGTGCAGAAGTAGTTCACATTCGATCTGCGCGTGATCCCAAACGGCATAGCAATGCCGAGATAAGGAGTTATTTACGTGGCGAACATGATCGACGTGGTGCTGCTTAAGACGCTCACCAGTCGAAGAGACTTTCAACTAATAAGCCAGATACTGCCAGAGAATACACTCAGCGCAGAGACAAGCGCACTGGTCAAGCTATTCGGTAAATACTACGAACAGTATCCATCGCATGATGTAATTGATTGGGTAACATTTGTGCCGCAATTTCAGCGGTGGCATCCTACACTCACAGCAGAGAAGTTTCAGCAGTGGGTGGGGATATTCAGGACGATCATACAGAAGGAAGTAGATGACGACCAACGTCGTAACCTGCTTACTGATATCTCCGAAATAGATTTGATGACCAAGCTAGCCAACATGGCAGAGCGGCACAACAACGGAGAACTACCCGACGCATTCGGCCAGCTAACTATGGTGATGGACGAGTTTAAGCGTCGGTCTGGTGTTAAAGAAATCAAGTACATTGATACGCCTATCGGTGATCTGCTCCAAGCTGAGTTTGATGACACTGGCGTATCGTTCCGGCTTAGCTGCCTGAACAAGTCTATGCGACGGCTTAGGCCGGGTGACTTCGGTATCATCGCTGGTCGCCCTGACAAGGGGAAGACGAGCTTCCTAGCATCCGAAGCAACGCACATGGCAGCCGAGCTACCGCCTGACAGGAACATTCTCTGGCTCAACAATGAGGGGCCAGGATCACGGATCATTCCCCGGCTGTATCAGGCTGCACTCAATCTAACGATGACTGAAATGAAGGAAAAGCACTCTGCTGGACTACTGGTGAATGAGTACCGGGAAGCAGTGGGGCGGCTAGACCGCATTCGAGTAGTGGACATTCACGGACTGACGAACATGCAGTGCGAAATGATTATCGAGGCCAACAATCCCGGTATCGTTATCTATGACATGATCGACAGCATAAAAGGATTTGGTGATGCAGCACGTACAGACCTTGGACTTGAGAAGATGTACCAGTGGGGACGAGAGCGGTCAGTTAAGTACGATAGCATCGGCATTGCCACAAGCCAGATTAGCGCTGATGGAGACGGGTTGCGTTACCCGACGATGGCTATGCTCAAAGACAGTAAGACTGGCAAGCAAGGAGCGTGCGACTTCCAAATCATGATTGGCTCTATCAATGAGCCCGGTTTCGGTTCGTCACGCTTCATAGGCATTCCAAAGAACAAACTGCGCAGACCAGATGGTCCCGCCTCACCAGACTGTGAGGTAGCCTTTGACGGGTTACGTTCCCGGTACAAAGATATGGAGTTCACCACAAGTGTCTAAGCAAATAGATAGAGGCGATATCGAGGTGAAGAGACTACCTAATGATTGCGTGTCGATCAGGACGGTCTCTTCCTTGATGGTTATGAAGAAAGAGAATGCGTGGAAGTTATTGACAGCACTACAAGAGGTGCTGACGTAGCTGTTCCCAAGAAGCCGCTTGTTGGTGGTCGCATTGAGGCGCCAGACGAATACCGTCGGCGTCTTGAGGGAACTAAGTTCGTCTTCACTTGTGCACAGAACAACACAGCAGTTCATCCAGAGTTCTGGAAAGCGTTGCTTACCTTCTGTGAAGTAGAGAATGCACAGTTGGGTGTGGCTAAGACCACATACAACATTAACGCATGGGAAAAGGCGTCCGGTATTACTAAGGACGAAGCAGACGAGCAGTCGAATGATATCTGGTATGATCCATGTATTCATCCGTACCTGATCACAGAGCAAGTCAAGGTCGCTGATGATCTGCTGTTCTGTGCAGAGCTAGATATCCTGCCTACGAACGTATTTCCGCTGAACGGGTTGCAGAACTATACGGGGCATAACTCTGCCATCGTGCCGCACACTAAGATGCAGATGCAATCCCTTGCGACCATGAAGCACAAGCCAGCCAAGCTGATGTACACGACAGGTGCTTGCACCATGCGGAACTACATCAAGCGCCGTGCTGGACAGATTGCCGAGTATCATCATGTATACGGTGCAATCCTAGTCGAGATTGACCCAGCCGGTGAGTGGTTTGTACGTCAGTTGAATGCAGATGACCTTGGTATGTTCTATGATCTCGACAAGGCATATGGGCCGGGGTGGTGCCGTCCTGCTTCTGACTTCGGGTTCCCTATTGTGAACCTTGGTGACATTCATATTGAGAAGCTGGATCATGTAGCATGGGCCGGTGCTCTGGATATGCTGGCTAAGCTACAGCCAGAGGCAATCATGGTGCACGACCTGATCGACTTCGAAGCCAGGAACCATCACAACAAGAAAGACCCGCACTTTCAAGCACAGATGCTGTTCAGCGGTAATCCTTCTGTTGAGGCAGGTATCAAGCATGGTATGCAGTTTATGCGGAAGGTCGCTTATGACTTCCCTCTAGCAACTGTGTACAGCATCCGTAGTAACCATGATGAAGCATTGCTTCGCTGGTTGCGGGAAGAGTTGAAGGACGATCCGGTTAATGCGCGGTACTGGCACAAGATGAATTACCTTGTGTACTCTCGTATTGAAGAGGGTGCTACGCCAGACGTGTTCAGCTTGGCAATGCGAGCTACGGGCTTCGGAGAGTTCCCCAAGAACGTTCGCTTCATTAAGGAGGACGACAGTCTTGTCATCAATGATATCGAGTTCGGAATGCACGGACATCTTGGGCCTAATGGTGCAAGAGGCAATCCGAAAGCATTCCGTCAAATTGGAACGCGAGCTAACACAGGCCACACGCATAGTGCAGGAATTGTTGACGGAATATACACTGCCGGTGTCCTTGCTACGCTCAATATGGGATACAATAAGGGGCCTTCAAGCTGGTCACAGTCGCATATCGTCACTTACCCTAATGGCAAGCGTACTATCATCACACAGCGTGGCGCTAAATGGCGCGCATAAGAGTAAGATCAGGAAGACTGGTTGATCCGTTCAACCTCACAGTTGATGATATCATCGCTACAGACTTCCCACATTCATTGGCACAAGTGAACAGGTTCACAGGTCAGTGCCGCTGGCCGTATCCAGTAGGACAACATTGCATTGTATTGCACAAGCATGTTCCCAAGGAGCTTAAGCGAGCAGCACTGATGCACGATGATGCCGAAGTGTATTTCAATGACCTAGCCTCACCCGTCAAAGCTGAGTACCCTGAGTACAAAGAGGACGAGAAGCGTGCGCTATGGATCATTGCACAGTATCACAGTGTGTCGTGGGAAGAGCTACAGGAAGTTAGCAAGTACGATAAGCGGCTGTATGCCGACGAGCGTAATGCATTGTTCGATAATATAGAAGAACGTGGCATGGGCGACGAGAACGTTGCGCTAGATGTAGACCCTTGGTTTTTCAGGGAGCGCTATTGGCAAGATAACGTTTGCGAAATGTACCGGCTTAGACAGGAGTACAAACTACTATGAATGATCAGACACAGAATGCGGATGCAGGTAAATCTAACCCGCTTCTGCTGCAAGAGGATATGGCAGAGGCACTTGAGGCCGTCAATGCTCCACTAGATTACGGTGTAGAGAAGTACGGCTACCGTGGTGGCTGGAAACGTGTTGGCATTGAACGATACCAAGCAGCCGCTGAACGCCATCGCAAAGATCGTATGAAGTATGGTACTGCATCGTTGGATGACGAGAGCGATCTACTGCACCTTACGCATGAGATTTGCAACCTTATGTTCCTGCTTCAAACTCACCTAGAGCAGCTATCGCCAGCACAGCGCCGGAAGGTCTTGACGTACAAGAAGCCGGTGCCCGTGAATGGCTAACGAGACTATCGAGCTATTACAGAACTACGATAAGAAACTGATGAAGTTTCCGGCGGCATTCCAGCAGAAGTTTGATGGTGTGCCTGTCCGTATCATGAACATGGGCGACACAGTGCGTGCGTTCACAAGGCAGGGTGAGGTTACTACTTCAATAAACCACATTCTGCATGTCGCTAAGCACTTGGTACTCAAGGAGGGCGCCAGCATTGTTGGCGAACTATATATTCCCGGTAAGCCACATAAGTACATTAGTGGACAGTCGAGATTGAAGAAGGCACAGGCACCAGAGCTACTGTTGTATGTGTTTGATTTCGATCTACTGGTAATACCGGAGACCGATTGGCTCACCCGGCACAACCAGTTCACAAACGTTCTGGCCGGATATCTGGTGGCCGCAGGGCAATCCGTCACTGACTGCCCTATCCGACGCATACCGAGCGTTACCGTTCACGATGACCTAGCGGTCCAGACAGCCTTCGAAGCGCTGCTGTTGGCCTTCCCTGCCGCTGAGGGCGCGTGCCTGCATTCATTTGGCAAACCATTCCAGCCGGGAAAGCGCGTTTGGGGAACTCAGCGCATCAAGCAGCGCCCAACGATCGATCTACGGATTATGGACTTCGAGGAAGCGGTGTCAAAGAGCGGTGAGCCTTTAGGCATGGTGGGCCGGTTGAATGCCGAGCTTAACCGCATACAGCCCTCGACGGGCAGCAAGCAGGGCGAGATTGGTACACCACGGCTCACTACTGCCGTCATCGGTGTAGGGCCAGGAGCACTAACGCACGACCAGCGCAAGGCGCTCTGGAAGCTACAGAAGATGGGAAAATGGAAACCAACGATTGCGGAGGTACGGCATATGGCAGACGAGAGCTATTCCGCTCTGCGAGAGCCAACCTTTGTCCGCTTCCGTACAGATAAGGCGGTGCCAGACCATGTGGATTAATGGGTAAGTACCTAGTATTCGACGAAGAGACTGAGACGCATACCAAGTACAAGCGCAAGGCTTCCGCATTCGTCCAAGAGAACTGGATTGTAATGCGAGGATGGAAGAAACAGGGTGATGCTCAGTGCAGCTACACCTACCATCCTACACACGACCGAACCTCCACACTACAGATCGATGATGATGTTGACTTGCTGATTGGCTTCAATCTCAAGTTCGATCTTATGTGGGAAATGGCGCAGGGTAATGAACAGCTTGCCGCCTTCTTCAAACGAGGCGGTAAGATTTGGTGCTGCCAGTACGCCGAGTACCTAATCATGGGGCAGGCAGAGGAGGCGCAGATGTGCAGTCTCGACAGCATTGTTGAGAAGTACGGTGGGCGCAAGAAGATTGATGAGGTCAAGATACTATGGCAAGCAGGAGTACTGACGAGCCAGATACAGGAAGACCTATTGGTGGACTACCTGATCGGGACGGAGGAAGAGGGCCGGAACAGCGGGGACATCGGGAACACGGAAAAGTGTTTCCTTGGTCAAATAACAAAGGCCGTCCAGCAGGGCCAGTTGAAGATGATCCAAGACCGGATGGACGGGTTGCTGTGTACCACAGAGATGGAATACAGAGGCTTGAAGGTAGACGTGGCAGAAGCGGCCCGCCGCCTACAGGTCTTGCAGGCAGATTTAAAGGCACAAAATGATGAACTGGATAGTTATCTGCCTGCTAATCTGCCCTTTGAGTTTAATTGGGGAAGCGGTATTCATGCTTCGTGTTACATCTTTGGTGGCACAGTTAAGTATGAGCAGTCCGCTACATACATTGATGAAGAGACGGGACAACTGGCACGCCTCAAGGCCACGGCAGATTGGCCGCTGGTACTCGGCACCGCAATGGAACCAGCAGCTTTCGCGATCAGTGGCTGTTTGCAGGATACGTTTCTTAGCGGCGCAAAGAAGGGCGAACTCAAGTTCCGTAAGGTTCCTGTACAGGGCGAACTAAAGACCAAGATACAGCCGTTCTATTACTCATTCGAAGGTGTCACTAACCCTGACAAGTCTTGGACACTCAAGAACACAGACGGCAAGGGTGGCCCACTATACGGGACTGGTAAGGATATTATGGTGGAGCTATTCACCAGAGACATCCCGTTCCTTAAGGCCATGTCCCGTAAGACTGCCTTGGATAAAGAGATCGGTACGTACTACGTCAAAGCCGACAAGAAGGGCAAGCTAAGCGGTATGCTTACTTGTGTGCAGCGTGAAGACCATATGCTGCACCATAACTTGAACCACACAATCACAGTCACTACCCGGCTATCTTCCAGTGAACCGAACCTACAGAACGTGCCGCAGACCAACAAGTCTGAGGTGAAGAAGATGTTCGTTAGTAGGTTTGGTGCAGATGGTTGCATGATTGAAGCCGACTACTCTCAGCTTGAGGTGGTTGTACAGGGAGTATTGTCGAAAGACCCGCAGCTATGCGCCGACTTGCGTAACAAGATCGACTTCCACTGTAAGCGTGTCTCAGCCAAGTTTGGTTGCACGTATGAGGAAGCATTGTTCTGGTGCAAGAAGGAAGCAGCACCTGACCACGTTATGTGGAAGAACCGCCGTACAGGCGTCAAGGAGTTCTCATTCCAGAGGGCCTATGGTGCAGGTGCAGCAGCGATTGCCTTTGCAACAGGTATGCCAATCAACGACGTTAAGGAACTGATCGTTGCAGAAGAGATAATGTACCCCGGTGTCATCCGGTTCAACGCGGAGGTGGAGAATGAGGTACTCAGGTCAGCAGTGCCTTTCCAGACAGTCAATACAGACACTGGTGAATGGAAGACATACCGAAGAGGATATTACACAGTTCCTACGGGCACACGGTATTCCTTTAGAACGTGGAATGCTCCAGACTTTATGCTTAAGCGAGGTGTTGATAATACATTCTCCCCGCCAGAGCTTAAGAATTACCCGGTGCAGGGAACAGGCGGAGAGTTTGTACAGTGTGTCCTTGGGCTACTTTGGAGACACTTCATTGCCTGCGATAACTACGGCGGCAAAGCCTTCTTGGTTAACACAGTTCACGACTGCGTATGGATTGATTGTCATAGGTCTGTACGAGATCAAGTCTGCGCAGACATAAAGCGCATCATGGAAAGCATTCCCGCTTTCTACAATACACGGCATGGCATGGACATTGACGTACCCTTCCCGGTGGAAGTCGAGTACGGCCCGAACATGTTCGACCTGCATCACTGGCAAGAGCCGGAAAGGCTAGCTGCTTAATGGAACAGATTAGAGTTGAGTGGGCGGCTGAGAGTACCACGCTTACACAAGAAGGTAAGCCTGAACGACACCAGTGCCTAGAGATAGGTTTCAATGGTTACAGGATCATTACCTACTATCGAGATAGGAAGGGTAAGAAGTTCTACACCGTTGTGGCTGGTGATAAGTACAGGCCACCTACCGACACTTACGGCCAGCCCGCACTACAAGGAACACCGAAGGCTGATACGAATGTGTATCAGTTTAAACCATCATAGATGGATCACAACAGTGCATTGAGCACTATAAATAGGAGAATAGCATGAACGAAGAAATGGAAATGAGCATTGAAGAACTCGCAGCACTAGCCGCTGAGACCAATGACCAGACCGAAGATACAGGTGGTGACTTTACCTATGAAGCACCCGCAGCCGGTGCAGCAGTCATGCGGTTCATCAGCTACGTAGAACTAGGCGTACAAGACGGTGGATCATACGAAGGTAAGAAGAAGCCGGACTGCAAGCAATCACACTTCACCTTTGAACTCTATGGCAAGAAGCATGTCAAGGAAGTAGAGATCAACGGAGTTGCTACTATCATTGCTAATAAGATTAGCTTCAAGCTGTCTGAGAAGCTCGGCGATAAAGCAGCATTCAAGAAGCTCTTTAATAAGATGGCACAAGGTCGGCCAGAGATTAAGCACTTTGCACAGATGCTCGGTGAAGGCTTCCTTGGTACAGTCCAACATGCCAAGTCGGCTGATGGTAAGATTACCTACGCTAACCTGCGTGACAAGGATGGTAACTGGTATATCGGTGCACCGCGTCAGGAAATCATTGATGCTGTTACTGGTGACACTACGGTAACGCTTATCCCGGTTCCTACACAGATGACACCTTCCCGGCTGTTCATCTATGACAAGCCTAGCGCTGGCCGTTGGAAGAGCATCTTCATTGATGGCACCCGTGAGATCAAGGCTGCTGATGGCACAGTAACCAATGTCTCGAAGAACTGGCTACAGGAAACCTGCATGTCTGCCAAGAACTTCTCCGGCTCACCGCTGGAAGCGTTTCTTGCTGGCCTGAACGATCTGCCGATTAGCGAGAGCGAAAACCCTGCACCAGCGGGCCAGGAGAAGGCACCCACGAGCACTGGCCTTCCGGCTGAACGATCTACCCCGGCTGATAAGCCCGTCGCTGACGACGCTGCCACAGCCGCCCTGCGTGAACTCGGCCTAGCCGCCTAGTGTTCGATCCGGTTACGAACATCTCATACTTCCGATGCACGCAAAGAGATCATTGCCCCGACTTGGCAAGAGGCATTGCGTGCAGAGGGCCATGTAAAGAACCGAAACTGGAGAAAGTGAATGGACCTAAGCGGTATTGATCTGGATGGGTTGGCGCATGATGCGTCAGCCCTAGTAATCCCCGAAATGGTAAAAGGCCGCACAGTACATATCGATGCGGACTTCCTTGCATACCAGATGTCAGCAGAGAAGGCAGACGGTACGGACACTAAGACGTGGGAAGACATGAAGCACAACTGCCAAGTGGCAGCTACACTGCTTCAGAACCTTGCCGCTGCCGAGTTCATGCATCTGCACCTCACCCCTAGTGGCTCTAACAAGGGCGACAGGTACAATCTTGCAATCCAGAAAGAGTATCAGGGGAACAGAATTGACAAACCGAAACCAAGGTATCTCAACGTTATGCGGGATTGGATGGCAGGTGCGTTTCCTGCCACCATGCACACAGAGTGCGAAGCAGACGACGGTATGGCCAGTGCTCAGTATCAGGCGATCAAGGACGGTAATAGAGCGTATAGCATTATTGCGTCTAAGGATAAAGACCTATCGATGGTGCCGGGACTACACCTCAATTGGGATACGGGTGAGATTGTAGATACAGAAACAGACTTCGGGAGTGTGTACCTTGATACCAGTAAATCAACTACGAAGATCAAGGGATTTGGACATGCATTCTTCTGGTCGCAAATGCTCACTGGTGATGGCGCAGATAACATACAGGGCCTACCAAAAGTACCGGGCTCTGTACTTAATGTCATCAAACCAACTGCACCTATCACCAAGGCAATGGAGCTACTCGCCTCCGGTACAGGAACAGAAACTCAGCGGTCGAAAGCCACGGCTACTATTGCTGGACGGCCTGCCGGATCATGTGGACCTGTTATTGCGTATGAAATGATACAGCGCGTTACGAACAGCAAGCAGGCATTCAACTTCATCAAGTCTATGTACGAGAGCATCGGGCAGACCATTGGCTTCAAGCACTGGTCTACAGGTGAAAGCGTGCCTTGGCAAAAGGTGTTCGTATCCGAAGCACAGTTGCTCTGGATGCGACGCGATAAGCATAATCCTCTGTGCGTTGCGCACTGGTGGAAGGAGATACTTTGAAAACATACCCAAAGGGAGCTAACCTTAGCATCCCCTACCTGACTACGAATACAGACGGAACTACAGACCGTGCATGGGCGAGGATTGGTTTCCCGCCCATGTGCCAACGGGCCTTGAAGAAGTACCTGCGCAAGTGGATCAAGCTAGAGCTTGGTCGTAAGATTGCGCCGGATGAGCAACGTATGTTGCTTAAGCGGGTAAAGCCTATCGAGTAAATGACCCGTATAACGAATGCGCAAATTCCACTGGTAAAGAGCGCAATCCTCGTTAAACGGCAAAGCGGTAAGTGCGCAATATGTGACACTGGCCTAACAGTACAGACCGGCCGCCTAGATCACGATCATGTGACGGGCCTCATTCGCGGTGTGCTGTGCAATAACTGCAACGGTATCGAAGGGAAGATTAAAAATCTCGTTACACGGGGTAGGCGTTGGCACGCCCATAAGGACTATCTAGGCAAACTATTACTATACTGGATAAAGTACGAGACAGATCAGACTAACCTGTTTCATCCGCTACATAAGACCGAAGACGAGAAGCGCCTTACTAGAAACAAGAAAGCCCGAAAGAAGAGGGCGGTTTCGAAGAAAGGCTTGTAATTGCAGACCATTGAGGCACAGATTGAACTAGAGAACAAGATGATTGCCCGTGGTGCGGAACAGTATTTGAAGAACCAACGAACAGCAGAGACGAGCGGTCGAGGATCAGAACTTGATTACTCCCGCCGTCTGATGAAGGAATATATAGCCGACCTAGTACAAGCATTGGAGAAGTCCTTAGAGTTCAAGGGACCACGTATCCGTGGCCGAGCTAAAGGGCTTCTCCTTCGGATTGATCCGACTAAGGCTATATTCATCACCATGAAGGGACTGTTCAATTCGTTTACGATTGATCAGCCATTGGTCAAGACTGCTGTATCCATTGGTAAGATGATCGAGGACGAGATACGTTTCGACAAGTTCCAAGAGGACTTCAAAGACTACTATGACGAGATCATTCAGGACTTCCAGCGTAAGAAGTCCAAGGATTACCGTTACCGTACTAGGGTACTAACCCATTCCGCCAACACGAAAGATGATGGCTGGATAAGCTGGACTACAAGTGAGCGGGCCGACGTTGGTATCCGCCTGCTAGATATCATAGCCGAGAACACGGACCTTGTTGAGAAGGTGGTTCTCAAGGTCAAGGCGAACAAGACCGAAGTTACACTCCGACCAACAGAAGAGGCTAAGAAGTGGATCGATGACCATGAAAGTTTCATGCAGTTTATCTTTGCAGATAAGGCTCCTTGCATTGTCCCACCTGACGATTGGACCTCTATTGACCAAGGAGGATATTATACGCCGGTACTACGCAAGAACACCCCAATGGTCAAGACCAGAGGACAGCTACATGAACAGCAACTGAGGAAGTCAAACCTCAAGGCTGTAATGGATGCGCTTAATATCGTGCAGTCTGTGTCGTGGAAAGTGAACACAGATGTATTGCAGATCATTAAGGCGGTGTGGTCGCAGAACCTTGGTATTGGTATGCCGTCCAGTGAGAAGATGGAACCACGACCAAGCCCGGTCAAGGACATAGCCTTCGATGATATGAATGAGTACCAGAAGGAACAGTTCATTGAATGGAAGAAGGAAGCAGTAGAGGTATACACAAAGGAGAAAGAACGTGTTGGCAAGTCCTTCCAAGTCACCCGCATCTTACGCATGGCAAACGAGTACGCTGCATATAATGAGTTCTGGTATGTGTGGAGCGCAGACTTTCGAGGAAGAATTTATTCCGCTACTGCCGGTTTTTCTCCGCAGGGACCAGACGTTGCTAAAGGACTTCTACAATTTTCTACGGGAAAGCCTCTCGGTAAGCGCGGACTACACTGGCTTAAAATCCACGGAGCTAATCGTTACGGATATGACAAAGTATCCTACGATGATCGTGTTCAGTGGGTCGATGCAAGACATGAAGAATTTATGCGTGCTGCTGGCGATCCTCTATCTTACCGTGAAGTTTGGAAAGATGCCGACAAGCCATACCAGTTCCTTGCGTTCCTATTTGAATACAGACGAGTTTACGAACTGGTGGCGATCGGATTTCCCGCAGAAGAGTTTGTATCATACCTTCCAATTGGACTTGACGGATCATGCAACGGACTGCAGAACTTCAGTGCGGCGCTATCAGATGACGTGGGTGGGACTGCTACTAACTTGGTGCCCGCAGACAAGCCCGCTGATATCTACTCGGAAGTGGCCAGTGTATGCTCAGCTAAGGTCAGGGCACTCGCTGGAACCGACCCGTTGGCCGACCTATGGATTGCGTACATGGGGCAGTACGGGAAGGGCAGTATTCCTCGATCAATGGCTAAGCGGCCAGTAATGACACTGCCCTACGGGGCAACAAGACAATCGTGCACTAAGTACGTATTCCTAGACATCCTAGACAATGACAACAAGTTCTTTCCAGATGGGAACTTCAAGGCTGCTTGCTGGCTCACTCCCCTTCTATGGGAGAGCATTGGCGAAGTGGTGGTTGCTGCCCGTGAGGGTATGGACTGGCTACAGAAGTGCGCCGGTATCCTTGCCAAGTCTAATCAACCGATCATGTGGACAACTGCTGATGGGTTCGTGGCTGTACAGGACAGCAAGCACATTGACCTAGTACGAATTGATACACAGCTACTAGGCCGGTTCACACTTGGTATCGGTGCTGTGAGTGACAAGCTCGACGCTGCCAAGCAGAGACAAGGCGTATCGCCTAACTTTGTACACAGCCAGGATGCCGCGCATCTACGGACTACCGTGCGACTAGCACGAAGCATGGGCATAACGAATATGGCGTTGATCCATGACGACTACGGTACACATGCATGTGATACCGATCTGCTGCACACAGCGATTAGAGAAGCATTCGTTTGCCTCTATACCGCGCATAACCCTCTGGCTGACTTTAAGCGCCAGCAGGAGGCCGCAGGGCTGCGTTTACCGCCCCTCCCGCCCAAAGGCACCCTCGACGTTAACCGCGTCAGGGAGAGCCTGTATTTCTTCGGATAGATCACAAGAAGTCGTTCCGCACTACGTGGAATAACTTTTTGGAGAACAATGATGGCTTATACAGACTTGTCGGATGAAGACAAGATTGAACAGGCGATCGAGTTCGTAGCACATGACCAACCACTGCCAGTAGCTCTAATAGAGTTCTTGGTGGCGGTTGGTCTATATGAGTTGATCGTCAATCCGGGGAGTGCAGGCAATGCCGATGCTCGCAGCTAGTATTCCCCCAATATCTAAAGAAGCATTCGACAGGATTGATCAGACATTTCGTCTAGTAACTCCCGTCCCAAATATCACTACGATGGACGAGCTTATGCACAATGCAGGTTCGCGTGAAGTCGTAGAGTGGATACGTGTACACCTGTTACGTGAGAGCACTATCGTACGCGGTGACGTGTCACAGACAGTCGCAATACGATGAGAACAATCTATCCCTATGACGCATTCGAGATCGTTCGAATGATGCAAGCTGTGCGTATTGAAAGCCCGACGTATGCCTATACCGAAAATGATCCTGAGTTCGTTGAGAACAATCTCATGGACCTCATTACGGCTGGCCTTATCGTTGGTGTAATTGAACCAGACAAGGGAGTTATGATTGGCGGTATCGGCAATAGCTGGTATTCGCGTAGACGAGAGGCACATGAACAGCTTCTGTATGTTAGCCCACCGCATCGCGGAGGCTTGCTTGCAGTGCGTCTTATTAAGGCGTTCGAGGTTGTGTGCAGAGAAGCTGGCGCGGAAGTTATCCATGCCGGAGCTTCTACAGGTTTATCAGAAGATAGAACCGTAAATTTATATTCAAGATTGGGTTACAGTATTGGAAGCCCGACCCTAACTAAAGGGTTGATTTAATGTGTACAGGATTTGAATGGTTGCTTGCCGCAGGTTCGCTTGCAGGCACAGTAGCCTCGGTTGCAGGAGCTAAGGCACCAGCACCACCACCCGTCCCCGCCGCAGCACCAGTGAGCGCTAGAGCGCCGGGAGCTACAGTCCGTATCGGATCAGGGCAGGACGAAGGAAAAAATACAGACAGCACAGCACCTAAGCAACCAAGCGCATATCAGACAAGAGCCTCTGGCAAGTCGCTGAGTGTTCTTGGAAAGAGTGGCTTGGCTATTTAGGAGACGAAGTGTGTAAGAAACTATTGCAGGGTTTGTTCGGAGGCGGTGCAGCACCAGCGGCAGCACCAGCTAAGGCCGAAGCAAACTACTCTGGTGGCAAGGAAGCCGCAGTTAAGGAAACGTCTACAGCACTAACGGTAGGCGACCGCGTTACAGGTTCAGGTGTCAATGCCGGACCCGTTGACAATAAGCGGAAGAAGGGCGGAGTTCCCGGTCTGGTGCTCTAATGGAAATCCAAGGGCAGAAGATCAAAGACCTCAAGATTAGGTGGGACAAGCTATCACTAGATAAAGCAGGTGCGCTTACCCTATGCGAAGAATACGCACGTTGGACACTGCCCTATATGTTCCCTGCCGTGGGTGCAAATGCATCTACAGAAATGCAGCTTGCTAAAGACAGCATTGGTGCAAAGGCAGTCAACCATCTGAGTAACAAGGTAGTGTCTACACTGTTCCCGGCGCAGACGATTTTCTTTCGTCTCAAGCTGGATGCAGAGACCCGCGCACTCATTGCTAAGGCGATGCAAGCAGCGGGCGCACCAACAGTCGAGGACGCTAAGGCAGAGATGTCTAAGGCCATGGTTCAGGTTGATACTGAGCTAGCCGAAGCAGAGAAGACTGCTAACGAATACATGGACATGGTGGCCTACAGGCCGCAGGCTACTACAGCCGCGAAGCTGCTTATCATTACTGGTAACGCGCTCATGTACCATCCGAAAGACCGGCCTGTGCAGGTATATAACCTGCGTGACTACTGCGTCCAGCGGGACTTGTCCGGTACTGTCATTGAGATTATGACAAAGGAGTGCAAGGCTTTTGAGACCTTCTCTCCTGCTATCCAAGCACAGCTACGAGATAAATCTATCCCTAATTCGCATTCCAAGGAATACTTGGATACGGATAATGTCAATATCTACACACAGGTCAAGCTGGAGAACGATGGTAAGTACCATGTGTACCAGTGCGCAGACCATGTGCTGTTGGATACAGACGGCGCGTACTTCACTAAGAAGGACATGCCTTGGATACCGCTTACATGGAACCTCATCCGTGGTGAGGACTACGGTCGTGGACTGGTAGGGGATTACTCCGGTGCATTCCATGCTGTGAACGTTCTATCCGGCTCACTGCTGAACATTGCGGCTGTCATGGGCGACATTAAGTTCCTCGTTAGGTCCGCCTCTCACGTAGACATCGATGCTCTGAACAACTCGGCGTCCGGTTCATACCATGCTGGTAACAAGGATGACGTAACCTGCATTGAAGTGAACAAGCTCAATGATGCGCAGTTCATCGCAACGATGATTGAGCGCTATGAGAAGCAGATTAATGAAGCATTCTTGCTCATGTCTGCAAGACAAGCAGAGCGGGTAACGGCAGAAGAGATTCGCCGGGACGCCAACGAGTTGGAGACTTCCAACGGTGGTATCTACTCATCGCTAGCTATGTCATGGCAAGTACCTACAGCCAACATCGTATTGGAACAGTCAGGCTTCGAAGGTCTCAATGATGGGATCATGCCGCAGATTGTTACAGGCATGGATAGCCTTAGCCGAGCAGCAGAGATTGATAATCTCCGTCTGTTCTTCGCAGACTTGCAGTTGCTGAATACCGTACCAGAAGACATTCGTGCAGGCATTGATGTGCCGGGACTTATGCAGGTTATCGGAACAGCACGCCAAGTCGAATACAAATCATTCACTAAGACGGCAGCGCAGATGCAGGCTGAACAAGAGGCCGCATTGGCACAACAGCAGCAGATGCTAGCAACTGAAGCTCAGGGAAAAGTAGCAGAGGAAGCAGGTAAGTCCGCAGTAAAAGAGGAATAAAGCATGACTGAGACCGTAGTTGTAGAGCCGACTGTAGCAGAAAAGGCTCTCGCTAACCAAGGCGTTAAGCCGGAAGACTTGAACCCCGGCCATGTTGGTGGTGGGAACCCTACCCCTAAGCCAGCAAGCAATGTCAAGGGCGATAATGAAGAACATGGTGTGCCAGTAAAGAAGGCACCTTCTGAGACCAAGACACCAGAGGATAAGGCTAAAGAGGATGCTGATGCAGCCATTGCAGCCAAGGTCGCAGCAGATGCGGCAGAGGCAGCTAAGAACGCTGCTGTAGTCGAGAATGCAGACCCCGAAGTTGGTGTTACCAAGTACGCAGAGTTCGAAAATCCCCATGCACAGGCTGCGGTCTCGATGCTCAAGGATGCAGGCGTTACTGCACTAGAAGCTAATGCCATCTTTAACAAGGCTGTCGAAAGCAAGAACCTTGCTGATGTCGACTGGTCTGCTCTTGAAGCCAAGGTAGGCAAGGACAAGGCACTACTCATTCGTACTGGTGTGGAGACATACTACAACGAAGAGTTCAAGCATGTATCGGCTACCGTTACCAAAGGTCATGAGATCGTAGGTGGTGAAGCTAACTGGAAGAAGATTGCCGATTGGTCAAACAAGAAGGCTGTATCTGATCCAGCATACAAGGCTATCGAAGCAGAAATCCGTAATGGTATTAACCAGAACGGCTGGCTTGCTGAACAGTCGATTACACGTCTGAAAGGTCTGTACGAAGCAGACCCGGCTAACTCCGGTCTCGGTGTAGCTAAGATCATCGCAGGCGATACACCCGGCAATGTAACAGGCACCGCGCTTAGTCGCGCTGATTACATGGTGGAAATGCACAAGCTGCACGCCCGTAAACATACAGCCACAGAACTACAGAGCCTACGCGCTAGACGCCAGTTGGGTATGTCGGCGGGTATTTAACCCGCACTACATGGAATAACTACTGTAGTATAATTAAGGAAATATTTTAATGAGTGTTGAAATCTCCGGTCCGAACCTGTCGGACTTCCCTACCGCATTGATGATTGAAGAGTACGGTGGAGAAGTGGATAGCCAGTTCGCCAAGTCCTCGATCATGCGCCAGTACGCTAAGATCAAGCCGGTTACTGGTACTGATACCATTGTCAACAACCGTGTTGGCAAAACCACGCTTAAGAAGCTAGAGCCGGGTGTACGCCCGCCTGCTGAGAATACCCCGTTCGGTCGCGTTACCCTGACGGTTGATACCGTTATCCTCGCTCGCGATAACCGTTCCATGCTCAACGAGTTCCAGACGAGCTTTGATGCCCGTACCGAACTCGGCCAGGATCATGGTAAGGAAATGGGCAAGTTCTTTGACCAAGCCTTTATCATCATGGGTATCAAGGGTGCACTTGCATCTGCTCCTGACTTTGGTGCAGGCGCGGCTAAGAACTCCATTGGTGCTGGTAAGCGTACTACGCTTGCGGCTGCTGGTGATGAGAACGATCCTGACAAGTTCGCGGCTGCTATCACTTCGCTGATTGTGCAGATGGAAGAAGAAGAAATTGAAACCAGTGAACTGGTTGTTCTTGTTCGTCCGACGCAGTTCGAGACGCTGCTTAACAACAACAAGCTCCTGTCGCGTGACTTTGCTGCCGGTAACGGTGACTACGCTAAGGGCCTGATCTATGAGATCAGTGGTGTCCGTATCGTTAAGACTGCCCGTATTCCTACGGCTGCTATCGATGGCCACTACCTGTCGAATGCACGTAACTCCAACGCCTATGATGTGTCTGCTACGGAAGCTAAGGCTGCTGCTATCATTCTGCATCCGAAGTCGTTCCTTGCTGGTGAAACCATTCCGATGTCTTCGGATGTATGGTTCAACAAGGAAGAGAAGCAGTGGTTCATTGATAGCTGGATGGCTTTCGGTGTTACTGTTAACCGTCCTGACGTCTGTGGTGCAGTCTTCAAGTTCTAATCCAAATCGGGTGGCCCTTAATTGGGCTGCCCTTTTTTTCGTTAGGAGAGAAGAATGTTAGACGAACTAGACATTGTGCGTGCCATGATGGCTGTTAATGGTGAAGGCACTGCAAGTAGTCCCACATTGGAGACTACGCATCCTTCTGTACAGGCAGCACTATCAGCGCTACGCAGACTGAACACAGAGTTCCAATCAAGGGGCTTCTGGTTCAACAGGGAGCGCGACATCAAGTTGCTTCCTGATATCGATGGCAAGATTACTATCCCTGCCGAAACCCTGTCATTCTCGGTGACTGCCTACGACCTAATGCGCAAGACGCCATACAGTCAACAGCAGTACGTGAACCGTGGTGTCAAGGTGTATGACAACCTCAATCATACATACGTAATAGGTGTGCCTATTTGGGCTGACCTGATCCTTGAATTGACGGTTGAAGAGTTGCCAGCAACAGCAGCCGCGTACCTCAAGAACCTTGCTGTACAGCAGTTCTATGAAGACGATGACGGTGACTTGAACAAGGCCAGAAAGCTCGAAGAGCGGACGGCTAAGGCTTGGCATCGCGTGTACGCAGAAGAACTTAAAGTGACGGCAGCTAATGCGCTGTCGAGCCCGCAGGCGCAGACCTTGCGTTATCGTATTGGACAGAGCGGAAGTCCGAGTAACCCGAATTATCCCGGAGGCAGATAAGAATGAAAGTTGACGGATCACTGAGGTCATTGCTGCAAGGCGTGTCTCAGCAGCCGCCACGCGACCGATTGCCGGGCCAGTGTACAGAGCAAGTGAACATGAGTTCCGATCCTGTCACTGGCCTTACTCGTCGGCCTCCTACCGACTTGGTAGGTACGCTTGGCACGGCCTCTGAGGTACTAGGGTGGCACGACTTCTCCACCAAAGATGGTAATAAATACCTTGCAAAATTTACGCCGGGAAACGTACAGGTAAGAGACCTTAACGGAGTAGCGAAGACAGTTACAGTAGACGCAGACGCAGTAGCCTATATCCCCAGTGGAGCTAAGCTGGCGTGCGGTACTGTTGACGATGACACATACGTAACTAACACGGGCAAAGTCCCTGCCCTACTCACGACCACTACGGCCTATTACAATATGGGTACGGGTGGCAAACCATCCGGCATCATTCAGGTGCTCGGCGGCCAGTATGGTAGAGAGTATACGATATCCTTTAACGGAACTAAGATTGCTGGCTACAGCACTGTTGATGGGTCCGACCCTGCACATGCACCACTGGTGAAGACCACTCACATTGCGGAAGTCCTTAAGTGGTTGCTGTTGAATAACGGCACAGATACTAAGCCCGCCGGATTCCCTACTGCCGGTTCTGCCGGAGTTACCTACTACGGTACAGCGTTCTTTGCAGATGCGGCCACGTGGCTTGTGTCGCGCGTAGAAGACGTTATCCGTATCGCCAAGATCGTCGGTACAGTGCAGTTTAAACTGAGCGCATCCGATGACCAAGGCAATGTAAACCTTAAGGTAATGACAGAGCAGGTTCCAGATACTTCTGACCTACCTCGCTATGCGCCACAGGGATACGTAGCCAGAGTAGCTACTGAGACTGATCCAGAGGAAGACCTTTGGTTACAGTTCAATGTAGAAGGCACTGGCGTTGTGATGGGTACAGGGTTTGGCAATAAAGGCTTCTGGCAAGAGACTGTTGCACCTAGCATCAAGTCTCAGTTCAACCTAGCGACTATGCCACACATACTAGAGTACACGGAAGCTACCGAGACCTTTCGGTTTAAGCGCGGTACGTGGAAGGCCAGGCTAGTCGGTACAGAGATAACTAATCCTGATCCTAGCTTTGTCGGTAATCCGATTAACGATATCAGCACATTCCAGAGCCGCCTAGTATTCTTGGCTGGCTCTAACACCATCATGTCACGTACCAAGAAGTACGATGATTTCTGGATTGGTTCTGCGTCGGCTATTACTGATAGCGATCCCATTGATATTAGCTCTACAGCAGTAGAAGCAAGTGTCATGACTTACGCAGTGCCACATAACAGAGACCTTACTATTCATTCGCCTAACGGGCAGTTCGTGGTGTTCGGTCGATCTGCGCTCACGCCGATGAATGCCGCCCTCGTGCTGACCACAGCGTTTGAGGCAGACATGCGGGCTAGGCCGGTGCCATCTGGACGCAACATCTTCTTTGCGCACAGCTACGGACGCTTCACAGGTGTTCGCGAGTTCTACACAGAAGGTGGTACAGACATTAATGATACACGACCAATCACACAGCATGTGAAGAAATACCTGCTAGGTGGTGTGTCTAAGCTAACGTCAAGCTCTAACTACGATACGCTGCTTGTCTCTACAGATGCAGACAAGAAGACGATCTATCCCTATCAGTTCATTTGGGCTGACAATGAGAAGGTGCAGAGTGCGTGGAGTAAGTGGACTTATCCGCATGATGTGCAGTACACATTCTTTGACAGTGAGTTGATCTATGTCGTCTGCCAAGTTGGGACAGAGCAGTTCCTATTGCGGCAGTCACTAGACGTGCTGGACAGCGAGCTAATTGGATATCCTATCTTCCTAGATAGCAGGTTCGATGTAGCAGGAGTGAACACACAGTTCCTACTCCCGTTTGACAGGTTACACACAGAGGCACTGATTGCTGTGCAGGGCTCTAACTGCCCTAACCCCGGCATGCGGGCACAGATAGACACCATCGTATATGACGGTGGTTTGAGTGGTTATGTGGTCACGCTTAAGAACGACATGCTCGGTGGTGACATTGTTGTCGGTATTAAGTTCCGTAGCAGCTACGTACCAACTATGCCATTCGTCAAAGACGCAGATGGTGTGGTCATTGGCACAGGCAAGCTAAGAGTTAAGCAGTTCATTGCTACGGTCGAGGACACGGGTGACATTAACGCCTATGTGCGTAGCGCGTATGGTGATGGACCAGTGGTCAGTTTCCAAGGGCGCATTGTTGGCGCAGTGAATAACATAGTGGGCGAGCAGCCGCTATCAGATGATCGGTTCTATATCCCATTCAGGGAGAACACCCAGAGAGCCGATATTGAAATCTTTACGGAAAGCCCCTTCCCCATGACCATGCTCGATATCGAGTGGGTTGGTCAGTATGTGAAGAGTGGTAAGCGTATAACCATAGGAGGTAACGGCTAATGGCATGGGCAGATATGGCATTAGATGGTTCCCAAAGCCTAATGCAGAACGTTGGTAGCTATCTAGTTGCCAGCGCTGAGCGCAAGAGCCAGCGTAAATGGCAGGCGTTTAACAACAAGATGACCAGACTACAGAACGCTATGAACCAGAATGCACTGACGACAAATCAGGGTATGGCAGTAGAGCGTAGTCAGGAACAGGCGTTCAATATTCGCAAGTCAGAATACATTACTAAGAGTTCGGTCGAGGTTGCAGCAGCAGCTACTGGCACTACAGGCAGGTCAGTCGACCTTGTTCTGTTTGAGGTCGGGAAGAATGCTGCCGCAGCAGATCGGGCTAGAGCACAAGACCTTACGTATGAGTTGATGGGTATCGATCAGCAGAAACAGGCATCGTCCTTGCAGACAGAAATGCAAGTAGACCGCACGTATCTGCCGAAGCCTAATGCAGCAGCATACGCAATGAACTTCGCAGGTGACATTGGCAAGTTGTGGAAAGACCATGGCAGACCATCACTACGATAAAACAAGGAGTTAGATATGGCAGAGCCGGGAAGGCGAGAGGTCGTAGGCGACCAGCTTGCATTTAATGCTAGAGAACAAGCGCCTAACCGTTCGCTACAAACTAACGGTATCAGAAACCCAATGCAGACGGCAGGTGGACTAGCCTTTGATGAGGCTAACATGGGCTTGAAAGCATTGGGCTCTCTACGTACCGCTGTTAGCGGTGTGTTGGAAGCTAAGCGCGATGACATGATCACAGAGGGTAAAATCTTGCAGATGCAAGGCGTTGCCGAGAACGATGTTCGCGTTACGGGAAACAAGTACACAGCACAGGGTTACGAAACCCTTAGCTCAGTAGATCAGGCTAACAAGTGGTTCTTGAATGAGGCTAGTGCAATTGACACTAACACTCGCTCGATGGACCCGACTGAATACGCGCAGTACCTGAAAACAAAGCAGTCAGAGGCGTTGAAAGACCTACCTACTGATCCTGCTGCGCGTAAGGTTTACGTTGCTGCCTTTCAAGACTTGGCACCTAGACTGGCGGAAGCACAGTACAAGGCGCACAACGACTTCAATAGAGGTAAGCAGATTTCAACCCTTTCCCAGTCCTTGCGCTCTAGTGCAGGGGCTAATGTGGATGCTACCCGTGTCATGCCGGATAGCGACCTCCGTGTCTCGCCAGTACCAGTAACGGCACCTATTCAAGTGGGTGCTATGGATAGGGATGTCCTTATCAAGACGGTACTTGGCGAGGCTTCGGGAGAAACAGAACTAGGTCAGGCTGCGGTTATGTGGTCTCTGGTCAACCGTTCGCGGGATGGCCGTTGGCCTAACAAGCTGCGTGACGTGGCGACACAGGACAAGCAGTACAGCACATGGAACTCCGGTGAAGGTGGGAATAGCCCGCAACGCTGGCGACCCGGTACACCTGCTTACGAGCGGGCTGCTATGGTGGTTGATGCTGTTCTAGCTGGCCGGGTTGTCGATCCTACAGGCGGTGCAACGCACTATGTCGCGCCTTCTGGAATGAAGGGCGGGCAGATGCCCGATTGGTGGGCTCAGGAGGCAGGCCAGAGCAATGGCGGGCTCAAGATAGGCAATCACCTATTCGCAGGGCGAACCCGCGCTGTAGCGTCTGCTGGCCCGAAAGGAACGCTATCCTTTGCGCACTCCGACCAGACTGGCATCGAGGCCAATTTCAAAGGCATTCTTGAGGCGGCTGCTGGTGAGTTCGGCGGGAACCTTAAGATTATCTCCGGCCACAGAGATGCAGACCATCCAGTAGAGGCCGCTAAGGCTAATGGTGGTGGCGAGCATACGCACGGTACTGCATCAGATATTGACATGACGGGTATGTCAGATGCACAGCGTAGCGCATTGGTACAGAGCTTGCGAGCTAAGGGCGTTATGCGCTTTGGCACATACAGCAAGTACCCGAATATGTTGCATGTCGATATGAAGGATCAGCAGGGTAATGGCTCTAACTGGTTCATGCACGACAAGAGCAATGGTAATATGGACAGTGCGCCAGAGTGGTTCAAGGAAGCACAGCACCTGCCCGTAGAAGCAGCACCAAGCTCTAATGCCAATGGCCTGCAGTCTCTGTTGAATGCTACTGGTATGACCAATGAAGACAAGGCCGCAGCCGCAGCTAATGCAATGATCCAAGACTTGAGCGATGGTACAGACCAGAGCTTCAATGATCTTGGTGGGTTTGGCCTGCTTAGCGGTCTTGGTGCGCCTATCGAATTGCTGAACAAGGTCGAGAAGGCCAAGGACGCATACGATAAGAAGCAGATGGATAGGTGGGATGTAGACTTTGAGCGTGAGAGGAATGATCTCACTCAGAAGGTCAAGGCTGGTGAGTTCTCAAGTCCAGAAGAAATCTTCGCTGTAGTAGACGAAATGGTACAGGCTAAACGCCTTGCACCAAAGGACGCACAGAGCCTTGCACGCGCTACTATCGGTGAGTGGAATACAAGACAAGTAGACGAGACAAAACGTATTCCTATTGCAATGCATACTGAGCTAGCTGCGGTCTATCAGCAAGTTA